AAGCATTCTCTCTTCAAAGAACAACCATTGTTCCTGAATAGGCTTAGCAACTCCTAGAGACTCTCCCCATGATGCTAACCCGTGACCGCCCTTCCTACTAAAGTTAAGTAGTTGAGATAGGATTAGTGTATCAGTTATCTTACCATTGTACTCAAAGCCTTTAAGCTTCTTAAGTAAGGGTAAGTCGTATGAGTAAATGTTATGACCAACCAGTGAAGTAGCCTTGCTCATTATCTCTAGCGCAGCTGATAACCTAGGATACCCATCCATCTCATCGGTGTAGGTAGTACTTACCTTCTCCTCTAAGTCATAGAGGACTATACACCATATCTTCCTTGCTTCATTTAAGAGACCATCAGCCTCAATGTCAAAAACCAGATTCATGTTATACTCCTTATTATTATTATTATTATCTTTAGAACGGTACTACGTCATCATACCCCTTTTCCTCTTCAATAGTAAACTCATTACTCATAATGGTAGCTCCCTTGACATTATGTAAGCGTCCTGTCTTATCATCAAACTTAGCTGAGCCAGCAAAGCCTGTACGACCTGTGAACCTATTCTTAAGCACAGTTAACTTAACCTGATTTCTTTCTTCCTCAGTCTCAGCATACTTATTTCTACTGAAAGCAATGATTTGAAATGCAATCTGTTTAAGTGAACCAGATCCCTTAAGACTATCTTCTGTTACCTCAGCACCTTGCTCATAAGAGATAGAGCCGATACCAGTCTTTCTTAAGTGAGACACTACACCTACCCATACATCAAACTTCTTACATAACTTAAGTAAGTCTGACATTACTCTATCCATAGCCCTATTAATATCTCCATCGACTTCACTAACAGCAATAGTAATATGGTCTAAGTAGATGAACTTGCACCCCGTAGCAGCTAAGTATTCTATCTTGTGCATTAGGCTATCATCTGATAGAGACCCTTGATGGTCTAGTAAAGTAAATCTACCAGTACCTGCTGTAGCTTCCCAAGCCTTTCTACCTTCTTCCCCCTTCCTATCAAACTTAGTATCAGGCAGATTGATTCTCTTATTAAGATGAATACCAATGATACCATCTAAGGTTTCTTTGATAGACTCTTCCAGAGATACTACCCCTATTTGGTGGTCGGTAGTAGATAGTAGATGGTAGATGTCTTCCTTAATAAAGGTAGACTTACCAGTACCTGTACCAGCAGTAAAGATAGTTAACTCACCTGTACGTCTACCATAAGTCAGCGCATTGACATTGCAGAAACACTCAGGGTAGAGTATGCTATCTTCTCGCATATCTTTAGAGAAGGCATCCCAAGTAGATGCTGAGTTAATAATACCTGCAGGACTATAAACCTCTGCTCTCCAGATAGCGTCTTCTAACTCTCTTAACTTGTTACTTACTAAGTAATCACTAGCATCTTTACCATGCCTACCTAGCGTAGCTATCTTAGCCTTACCAGTACGTACTATCTTAGCACATTCCTCGGCTGATTTCTTACCTACCTCATCAGCATCAAACATAAACACTACTTCATTAAATGAGTTAACCCAATCTAGGTTAGCACATATCTGTTTAAGAGCACCACCGACTCCATTAGTAACGGAGACTACAGGCCACTCAGAACCTTTATTAGCGTTCATCTGCTGCACTGACATAGCATCTAGCTCCCCCTCAGTAATGATAAGTCTCTTACCTCCTGATTGAAACAAAGACTGACCAAACAATTCTACATCATTCTTAACATCACCTACAGCAATAAACTTCTTATTAGATACTTCTCTACGAGAGTAACCTACTATCTTACCACTCCTAGTAGTAGGGTAGTAATGATACTGGATAGTCTTACCATCACTCTCATCATACCCTACCCTAACACCATACTTACTTGAGATATCCTTAGTGATACCTCTTTCTCTGAAACCCCTAACAGCAAAGTCAGATACTTCTAAGACTGTTTCTAATCCTTCCATAATATACTCCTTATTATTATTATTTATTTTAACACTCCCATCTTCTAACTGAAAGTCTCCACAACCAAAGCAATAAGCAGAATGACTTTCATCATCATGCTTATATGTAGCCTTGTTATCCTTAGAACCACAGACACTACAAGCGCCATGATACTGTAACACACCATTTTCTTTCATTATTATTTCTCCTTATTATTAAGCTCGTTAAACAACTCCTCTATTAGTTGTGCAGCACTATCAGCACTATGTACTATGTTATGGTCGCCACTACTCTGTGCCTTGATAGTAATTAGTATCTCTTTAATTGCCTTTAGTTTAACACAACACTCCTTACTAGTATGATACTTCATCTGAAATATCCTCTATAGTTAACAATCCTGCTAAGGTAGCACAGATAATCTGATCACGCATAGTATTGTAGGTAGTATTAGAAGGTAGCGCATGCCCATTCCAGTATACATTATTCAACTGAGACATAACACCATAACCTGTCCTATTTAATACCTCGGCTATTAACTCTACTGGTACACCTTCTCTAGCAAGTTTAAACATCTTAACACGGTCTGAACAAGACCACTTTGTATTTTGATTTGTCATTATTACTCCTTATTATATTTTATTTTCTAAAAACACTTCTAACCTCTTAACAATCCCCTCTAACATAGTATCGTAAGCCTCTATATTAGAGACGTTTTTAACTCGCTTAGGGGGGAGGCTATCTAGGGCTCTTTTCGCCTCCGCATCAATGACAGAGGAAGAGAGAGCCTTGATAGTAGGATAGTACTTCTTCCTAACGTAAGGCGTACCTTTTTCAGGGTAAAATGTTTCTGCTAGTATCCATTGAAACTTATCTTGATCAATAGAAAATCTTTTATTAAGTTCATACATTACCTGCTATCTCCTGCTCCTTTTAAGACCCCTCTATCTTGGCGATCCTTTAGTTTATTTAAATTCTCTCTAGCAATTTCTTCTAGAGACATTCCCATGTCATCAGCAAGAACAGATAATGTCCATAACACATCACCTATTTCTTTATGTAAGTTAATCTTAAAGTCCCAGAAGGGTAAGTCCCCTCTGAGATACCTCTTTTTAAGAGCAAAGATTTCACCTACCTCTTCAGGCAACTGAGACCACACAACTTCTGTGTTAGTATACTCAGCTGTCTTAAGAGCACCGACCTGATACTCATTCATTTCCATTAGCAATCTCCATAGCACTCTCTCATCTCAGCATTCTCAGTCTCAAAGAGCTTATCATAGTAAGCCTCTAACTCTTCCTTACCACGCGCACGCCTCTCGTTAGTGTCAATGACATTCTTATAGTACCAAGGGTCATCTACACCAGTGATAGGTGTCTTGTAGAAGTCTTTCTTACTAGGTTTATCGTAAGAGAACTCATCGAAGTCTAAAGGTGTCCTACCTTCTAAGACATTGATACGCATCTTAATGTAGTCAATAGCCTTACTAAGATCGTCAATCTCTTTCTCTTTAACAGACATAGTAGCAGTAGCCTTATGCCCAGCACGAGATAGATACTTAAGAGTATTCCATAACAGGAAGTCTAACTCCCAAGCATGAGCAACCTCAGCTGGTTGTTGATGGTCGGGTAATCTGTTGTAGTGAGTAGCACCTACATAGTCACCCTTGCCGAACATCTTCTTGGCAGCGTTTCTGATTTCATTTAATGTTTTATCTTTCATTTTATTACTCCTTATTATTAAAATTAAAAGCCCCCCCAATTAAGGAAGGACTGTTACTACTTACTACTTAAAACACTTCGTCTTCTTCTAGTGCAACCTCAGGTTGTCCTTGAATATCAAACTCCATGCCATTATTACCTGCGTATTCTTCTAGCTTAGTAACTTGAATAGCAGTTAAGATAGCCTTAACACCCTTGTTACCACCTACATCATATGGTACTTCCATATATTGTACGTTAGCCATAGAACCATTACCAATAATCAATGGGTCTATATCATTACCAAAGGTATCGATACACTTGATAGGCTGTGCAGGCTTACCGTCTCTCTTGATACAAGCCTTAGTAAGCTTAATCACTGGTTTACCAGTCTCTTTATCGGTACGCTCTTTCTGAGCATGCTGCTTCTTAACCCAGTCTGCTGATTGTTTCTTAGAACAGATCGCATCTACAGACCATATCTTTTCTTCAGACATATATTTAGTACCAGCGTTAGCACCACATTTACACCACTTTAGTTCTACATTATTAAGTAAAGCCATTTTATTTCTCCTTATTATTATAAGATTAAAAACCCACTTGCTAGCCAGGTGTGGGTGAGAACCTCGGATAACCTGAATGGAGATACAGGCTGCTATTTCCTCTGTCAGTTTTCGTAGGTAGTAGTACTGACGGACTATCTAAAAGGAAGAGCCATGAATTACTCTCACCTACATAACAAAAAAGAGGATTAATAGGCAAGGTAGGTGTGGCGTACCAAGACTATTAATCCGTTTATTTTGAGTCGCGCTCGCCACAAGCACGCTTTTCTCTATAAGGGATACTTAGAGATTTCCCTTACAGTATAAAGTCAAGCGAAGAAGTATTCACTATCCATTATACCTTCAAGGTCTAAGTTCCCCTTCTCAGGTTGCTCAATAGTACAGGCTTCATCACCCATAGTTATCTGAACCTTCAAGTCCTCTAAGACATCTCCTTTGTACATCTTAATGAACTCTATCTTAGTAACAGCAATCAAGGCATCAATATCTCCTGCGTGAACACTAAACGAATCGTGGATAGCGCCGAACGACCTGTTCCCGCTATCTTTTAGTGAACATATTACAAGAGCCATGTGAGCAGCATCATAACTGTGTACTACATTAGGGCTGATACCAGAAGCTAACTCATGTCGAGCAGGGATATTAAGATACTCCATATAAACGTGATGGTACTTGTTTTGATTGATGTATCCTATTGTCTTTCTTCTCCACTTAAGCCACTTCTCTGCCACAACTGGGAATCCACTAGGGGTCTCCCAACAAACAGTATCAACGCCTTGAGCTAATCTATGAGAGACTAACTCCTGTAGATAGTTCTTAATCCTTACTGGACCAGAACATATCTGATCGTATGACCCAACTAAGTCCTTACCTAACTTCCAAGAGTCAGACCTATTTAAATCATACTTACCTACAATACCAGCATCATAACTATCTTGGTAGATGATATCTGATATACACTTAAGCCCAGCACTATAACCTTTAGTCATTGTACCACGCTTACTTAGTCCTTTCCTTATGAGCTTCATAGGGATAGGCGCTAATTTCTTACCTAATTCTGTACCTATATTAGCAGCTAACATTCTCTGTCCTACTGCTAAGTAGAAGTCTAGTGAGATAGCCCTAGGTATTAGCCCTACATACTCCCCTGCTACCTCATCTAAGCTCATTGCAGCGAAGTGTTGAGTACCACTAGAGTTAGCGTCTACAGGGATAGGTAGATGAGAGATATAGTCCTCCCCATTACCTAATACTGCTATGACTTCAAAGCAACAAGCAAGAAACACTAAAGGTTTCTCTGCATTAAGCCATAATTCTTTATTGTCTATTGGGTCTAACGCTATCTCCATTATTAAATCTAAATTATTCTGTGTCCAATTATATCTATCATTAAGAGACATCTTATCTACAGCGATATCAGATAGTCTGTGCTTAGTTAAGTGAGATACATAATCTTCTTGTGTCCATGCTAAGTCTTTGATGTTAAAGGTATCATTGTAACTAGTAGCAGTATGTCTCCATAACCAACTGATACCTGAAGCACCTATTCTCTTTCCTTCAGCAAATATCAAATGACCTCTTGCTAAGTCATTAGACTGGTAGTTAAAGTAAGGGTCTCTAGCATAGAACCTACCTCTATAATCTAAGAAGTAAGA